AGCAGTCGGAAGCGTTCAAAATCATGGCGACCGAGAAGGGCACGCCGCGTCAGCATATCGCGGTTCTCAAGGCATTTAAGCAACACTTGGCATCCAAGAGCACTGACGCGCAAAAGACTGCGGCAAAAACGGCAAGGGCGCGGGTTGTGGCAGCAAGAAAGGGGCAGGCAGTGGCCGGAAAGGGGTCCGCCCCTGGAGTTACATCTCACGTGACTGAAGATGATTGGAACGCATCCTATGAAAAAGCCGCCAGAAAAGCAGAGCGGGCAGCAAGACGATGATGCACTGAAGTTCCCGTTCAACGACAAGAAAGAAGTGCGGTGTACATCCATCCTCGAAAATGGGTGGGTATGTAACATGCTGCTTGTACGCGGCGAAATAGGCCCTGGCACCAACCTTGAGGTGAAGTGTCCAAGGTGCAGGGTGAAACGGAGGATAATCCGGCTTTCGTAGCGGGAACAATGGTCCAGCCTTTTTTAGCAGGCCAGAGCGCCTCATTGTGCTGGCAACAACGTAACTCAGCATTACAAGGAGGTGTCTCATGGCAACAACGTATCAGGAACTTTTACCGGCAGTGGAAGCGACGGTCATTGCCAACAACCTTCCAGTCGCCAAGGCCAGGGAGGTTATTGGCAGGTTCATGACCATCAGCAAACTCGGACGAAACCAGGGCCGCTCAGTCAAGTGGACGCGCTACAACACGCTTCCCAAGGCGATGTCGCCCCTGGCGGACGGGATACCCCCAACATCCACGAAGCCGACCAAGACGGACATCACGGCCAGCCTGGAGCAATACGGCGCCATCGTGGAACTGACTGACCGTATCACCATGACCCATACGGACCCGGTGCTGAACATCGAGACCGAACGGTGCATGGAAAATGCGTCGGAAACCATCGAGGCGGTACGATTCGGGATTGCCAAGGGTGGCACCAACGTTATTTACGCCGGGAACGTGGCGTCAAGATCGCTGGTAAACGCAACCATTTCCAGAGGGCTTATACGGCAGGCCGTCCGCAACCTGTCCCGCAACCGGGCGCGACGTATCACCAAGATGATTAAGGCTTCGGCATTGATTGCCACCGAGCCCGTGGCGGCTGCGTTCGTTGCCGTGGTTCATCCCGACCTGGAGTCCGATGTCCGCAATATCTCCGGATTCACTCCGGTCGAGTATTACAGCAACCCGTCCGCCGCATTCGAGGATGAACTTGGAAAGGCCGAGGGAATTCGGTTCGTGAAAAGCGATTTGTGCGAGCCGTGGCTTTCTTCCGGGGCTTCAAACGCAACGTGGCTTATCGCTGGCAACATTGCGTCCGCGGCTGCGTCCTGCGATGTCTATCCCGTCCTGATTTTTGGCGCGGATTCCTTCGCGGGCGTCCCCCTTACGGGGCAAAACAAGGGCATTCGGCTGCACGTGGTTCCGCCCGACAAGGTGGACAGCGGCAACAGGCTGGGCCAGGTGGGCTCGGTCGGCTGGATCACCGACCAGGCTTCCGCGATCATCAACGACCTGTGGATGGTGCGGCTCGAAGTTGCAGCGACGGCTTCGCTTACTTAGCAGTATGGCATGACGTTCATGGAATGAACACTGAATTAGGTGTGCAACCATACAACAGTGAAGGAGGTAGAACATGAAAAGATTCCAATTCACGTTCAACGGGACCGGCGCGGATGTTTACCTGTGCCTTGGTGAAATTCCGGACCATGTGTTGATTGTCCCCATCGGCGGGTCGGCCACCACCGGCGTCACTGATACCGCGACCCTGGAATGGTGGAGAATGGGCGGGGCGCACAACGTCATTTCCCAGGGGCAGTTGACGTATGAAAACACCAAGCTTTCCCGCGCCAACTATGTCATCGGCGGAGGGGATGGGATTTCCCTCTATCGTGGCGGCGATGTCATGACCAGTAGCAACCAGACCTCCGTGACCTTCGGAGAGGGCGTCTATCTGGAGCCCTTCGACATGGACATGCGGTACGGTCCCACGCACGGCAAAACGCCCTACGACAGCGTGTCCGCCGTCATCAACCAGTGGACTCTGGACACCGCCGCGAATCGCACCGGCCATTTCAATGAGGATGTGACTGGTACGTACATCGGCCCGGGTTCCCGCATCATCATCGCCGGTGTGGAATATTTTATCCACACACTTACGGCAACAGAGGGGTCTGGCGCGGACGAAGTTACCCTGAACGAGGCCGCAGCGACCGGACAGATCGAGTACATCGGCCCGAAGTGGACCACGCGGCCTGTTCCCATTGGGGCAACGACCAAGGCTGGCATCAAGCTGGAAACCGTGACCGGCGACATCAATACCGACGGCGAAACCCATCTCGTAATCGCCACCATGTTCGACAACCGGTAGGCGGCGACAACGCCAAGGCGGGCTCGGTGATTCGCCCGGGCCCGCCTGGAGCCAGAACGAAAAAAGGAGCGGTCCATGAGCGATCCAAAAAAAGAAGAAAGAGACGTATTGTTCGGACAGTTCGGCAGGCCCTATCCTACATTTGAGGAAGCCACGATAGCGATGGGGCGAAAAGGGCTTAACCCAAACGAGTGGGAAGTCTTGCCTGAGAGCGGCGGGTTCGTGATTGCCAGGATCACGGAAGATCTTGCGGCAGGGCAGGTTGAGACGGATTCACAGCCTCCGTCCGAAGGCATCCCGGAGGCGAAAACGCCGGACGAAAAGTATTGGGTTGTCATCTTTCAGGGTAAGCCTCTGGCAACCGACCAGGACGACATCGCGCTCGGCGTGAACAACGAGACGGTATTGGTGCCTCGCGGGCAAGAGACTATCCTGCCTGACCGATTTCTGGAAGCGGCTCGGAACGCCACACATTCTATCGTGAAGCCCAAGAGGATGGGCAACGACATGCGGCTCGTCCCCGAGACGGTTTCTCGGTGCCCCTTCCATGTGCTACGTGAGGCCACCAAAAAGGACTTCGAGGAGTTGCGCCAAAAGGGCAACAAGCTCTCGCACGCTATCAGTGAGCAGTGGGGACTCGATGGGCTTCCGCCGCATTTGGCTGACATGCTGACCACACATCAACTTCGGGAAAGCAAATAGCCATGGCATCAGCAATTACAAACCTGGGGTTGATCGAGAGGGTGCGTGAGTTCGTACTTCCAGACCCGACCAACAACAAGACTCTGGATCGGCCGATCCAGTTTGCCCTGATTTCAGCGGACCGGGAGTTGCGAGACGTTGACGGTGACATGCCTTTGGCGTGGGACATCGTGCCATACGACGGCCTGCGGTCCAGGGCCCCGGCGGAAGTCAGCGCAATCACGCAAGCCGACCCTGGGGTTGTGACAGCGGCAAGTGTCGATTCGGATGTGACCGGGCACGGGTTCTCTACAAATGACATCGTGTGCGTGAACGGTGTTGAGGGTATGGAAGAACTGAACGACCGGATGTTCATTGCGACCCGGATTGACGCGACTACGTTGAGTCTGAAGACGCTGGACGGCCTCGACAACGTGGATACGAGCGGGTACACCGAATACGATTCCGGTGGGAAAATAGCTCATTCCGGGTTTCTGTTGAACACGACGGCAATTCTTCGGGGGGCAACAACATGGACGTTCAAAAGGGTACTTCCCGGGCCGTCATTTGATGGCAGCACGGAGTTGGAGGTCATTGACGAGTTTGAGATAGGGCAAGATGGCGGGTGGACTTCACCAAGCTATGCGCAAATGCCGAAGCGGTATCGGCACTGGCAGCACTACACGTCCGGGTCGGCTTCGACTCATTACCTGTTTTGGTATCCTGCGACCGACAAGGCGTACAACATTGCGTTTCGGTATCAGAAAGAAGTTCCGGATCTGAGTACCTGGACGGCGGATGCATATCCGTTTCATCCACCTGAAATCCACGAGATGCTGTGGCACGGAGCGCTGGCAAAGCTCGTTGCGTTTTCGGAACGGGCGAAGCGGCAAACCAAGGCCGGGGAACGGATGTACGTCAGGATGGAGGTCATGTTTGCGCAGCAGTGGTCCATGATGTGGGAGCAGGACAAGGTAAAAGCAAGGACCATAAGCCGAAAGATGCGCGGGCAAACTGGCGGGATCAGGAGGATCGTCCTATGAAGAGGCTTGCGGCGGTTACGTTGACGCTCCTGGTGGTTTTTGCTGCCCCGTGTTTCGCCGGGTCTCAAACCCCATCTGGAGCGACGGCACAGACGATCATAAACCGGGTGCGGGTTATCGTGAACGATTCTTCTTCTGCGTTGGTTTCTGATGCCGAAATGTTGGTGTGGGTTGACGAGGCTGTCAAGAGGACGGTGAAAGACGCCAGGTGTCTTGAGACGACTGACACGATAACGCTGGTGGCCGGAACACCGAGTTACACAACGTCGGTGGCGCACTACGACATTGTGTCGGCGGTTTGGGACAGTGGAGATGCGACGGCAACAAACCGGTTTTTTTACCTTCGCAAACTGAACCCGGAAGACGCATGGTTCCACTACAAGGAAGCTGGCAGGCCGCAATTCTGGTGGGAATGGGGAGGCAGCGTTTATCTGTGGCCTGTTCCTACAAGCGACGAGGCTGGTGATGTGGTCACGCTTCTCATGGTGACGCAACCGACCGGGACAGCGGCGTTGAGTTCTGCGATTGAAACACCGTACTACCTGGACGAGGCAATCACCTACTACGTCGCCGGGAAATACCACGAAGCGGATTCCAAGGACGGAAGGGCTGCGCACTACCGCCAGATGTTTGACGCGGAAATTGCCAAAGCGAGAATCGAGATCAGGAACGACCTTACTACCGTCACGGAAGAGAAATAGAGATGAAGAAGGCAGTCTTTGTCCTTGTAGTATTGATTGCGCTTACTGTGGCAGCCTCTACGCTCATTTCTCAGAATGAGCAGGGCGACGGGATGGACCTGCCTGTGTTTAGCGAGCAGCACGCCTTTGACGGGGCGTGGATGCCTGCCATAAATCCGGTGGCAATCGGGGCGGAGAATTTCAAAACGTTGCAGAACACCCGGTACGCGGATGCCGGGCTTGAGGGTGTGGCGGGGT